TTAGAACCAGAAGCAAAGATCACATTGTCAAGCTTCTTAAGGTTCACACCAGTAGAAAAGACTCCATATGAAGCAAGGATGTTATGTTGCTTAACTGGATCGTTTTCAATCAAATGACGAATACGTTCTCTTTCGTCTCCTTTCGTTCCACCATATATAAAGTGCAATTGTCTTCCTTCTTTTTCAAGCATTGGTGCAAGAATCTTACCATGCTTTTCAACAAGATCAAATAAGACCAAATTATTCTGACCTTCGAGAGACCACAATAGATTTCGTATAAAGATGTTTCGCTTATCGTTATTTACCAAGAATTCACGCTCAGCAGGATAACGTTTTTGAGACTCTTTAATCTTTTTAAATTCAGTATAGAAATTCTTACGAGCTTCTTTACTATGAGAAAGCACAATTGCTTTAATATTAAAATCAGCGATAGTACCAGCATCCATTAGATCTTTAGTAGATACGTGTTTACGGACAGAACCAAAACAGCCTTCTAATACAAGACGATGAGTTTTGCTTTCTTCTGATTTTAAAGTACCAGTAAAGCCGTGACGATAATAACATTCATCAAGACCTTCCATAATTTTTTGTAATGATTTTGCTTGGAAGAGATGAGCTTCATCTCCTAATACAACTTTGAATTGTCCTAACCAATCTTTGTTGACTTTCATTAGAGACTGCCAAGTTGATATAACAATAGGTGCAGTTGTATTCTTATCGACACCACCTTGTATCTTATAGATATCGTTTCTATCGCATCCATAATCTTCAAAGTCACCAGCCATCTGATGTACTAACGAAATAGTTGGAACAATAATAAGTGTACGATGATCGAATGTTCTATAATAATGTTGTTGCATTAAATAGATAATTAATGATTTACCAGATGATGTAGGAGATAGTGATAAAGATCTGCTATCCCTTAAAGCATCAACAACGTATTGATTTTGATAATCACGTGGTTCGAATGGGCAATTAACTTCTTTTGCTAATTCATATGCATAGTCATCAGGAATCTTTTCACCATTCATTAAATGATCAGGAGCATTAAGTTGATAACCACGCTCTTCACAAAACTTTTTAAGACGAGGGAATAGTCCAACATATAGAACAGGACGCATAGGTTGATATAAACGAATTACACCGTCCCACATACGATTCTTATAAGCAGGAGAAAATTGATATCCCTGAGGCTTAAAAGAAAAATATTCTGAAAGTTCCATGCGAACTCCTGAATCTCCTGTCACTAATAAGTGGACGGCATTCTTTTGTTCTACATTTAATACATCTGGCATATATCACCTATTCATTATTAATAACTATACCACTATTTATCAATATTCGCCATGTTGAAATTTGAGCACTGCAATCATGTTATTAATAATAAAGTTACGACTATGAATAGTCTTTACAATATCTTCCAAAAAATCGGCGTTAGCGGTATGGTAATCTATTTTGAGACTGAGACGAATGATATCAGGATCTGCTTGTAAATGTTTATCAAGGTCTTGTCTGATAATTTTCTTTTGCTGTGGTTTCCAACCTCTATCTTTGAGATCTTCTTCAGCCATAGAACCGTCAAGCCATTCGCGTTTTGCGAGCTCAAGTTCTTTATAATCATAACGAAGCTTCTTAACTTTTAAAGCTTCCTTATAATACATGTTATAGTATTTGTTATGTAATTGTGGAATCTTCTTGGCTTCACCACCAAGATTTGATTCGTCGATCTTGACATCTTCAGCCCAGATTGCGCTAATTTCTTCAGTGCTCATTGTATAACTATCCTCAGTTCAATAACGTTTTATAATATATTATAATACAGTTTTATCGAAATGTCAACTAATTTTTTTCCAGGTCATATTAGTATAGCGGAAAGTGACGTTGACTTCGGGAGGAACAACATCAGATTGTGTAGCATCAAGGGCGATACCACTGAGGGCTGTTGGAAATGCTTCTGTGAATGTAAATGCTATGTTACCGTTACGAGCACTGTTTTCGACAATGACCGTAATATCAGATCTCATACCATCTTTTGATGCGATAAGATCAGATCTTTGCTTAGAAGTCTCAGGATTACCCATTCCTTCCATCCAAGCAAGTATCTCGTAGTAGTTAGCCATATTTTCGTCTACTATAAAGGATAGGTCAAGATCTGAGTATTCGATTCTATCTGGTGTTTGATAGATGTTATGTATAGGAGACAATTGCTGAGGAGCATTCATGCTGAGACCAGGAATATTGACTCTTTGTGTAAAGAATTCAACAGCCGGAAGCCTCTCTATAACGATCTTAAACGAGATCGGAGACAAATAATTTGTAATCATGTGAAATTTCCTATTGACATTTGATTCGTATTGTATTACTATTTATAAATACAACACCAGAACAATTCGTGGAAAGGTTCGATGTCTAAGGATAAACCAATAATTTATGATGATCCTGTTGATGACTGTACCCATTGGATTGGAAAAATGTAATATAAAGGAATATACAATGAGAAATTTCGTAATAAATAGTTGGGAAGTAGTGATGGATCACGAAAAGAATCCCTTAAGCAATATACCAGACTTTAGTACCCGTCATATGATTATGCAGGTACTCGCATGGATGTGGTGTATCGTATTTGCTATCATCGTCGGTAGCATGTGGGCAGGAGTAGTCAGTATGATGCTTCATACCTTATTATTAGGAGCAGTCGCAATTACAGTTGCTACTTTTGAAACTGCGAAGCGTAAACCAAACGTATTCGGAAGCTACAGCGGTCGTGCAAACAATGGAGAGCACGAATAAATTTGAAATTAAATGAAATTAACCGTTGACATTTGCTTTAAAGTAGTATAGAATGGTTATATTATTAATTATGGAGACTAAGCTTTGGCTGAAGATTTTAGAATATTAACTGCACGACAACACGTCAGAGAACGTATTGGAATGTATATGGGTTCAAGCTCTAAGGAGCAAATTGAACGGTTTGTTATGGGTCAGTGGCAAAAAGCTGACTACGTACCAGCGTTATCTAAAATGGTTGACGAAATTCTTGATAACTCGATTGATGAAGCGATTCGAACAAAGTTCAAATATGCTAATAAAATTGATGTATCAGTAAAGAATGGCGTCGTTGCTGTTACTGATAATGGTCGTGGTATTCCACAAGATGAAATCTTTGATGAAGCTTCAGGCGATAAGATACTTCGCCCAGTTGCTGCTTGGACACGAGTTAATGCCGGTACTTCGTTCGATGATGAACGTGTTACTATTGGTACTAACGGAGTTGGTTCAGCAGCTACTAACTTTTTATCTTCTAAGTTTGTTGGTAAAACTTGGTGTAATGGTAAAAGAGTTGAAGTTCGTTGTAAAAACGGTGGTGACTCCATCGATGTTCAAACTAAAAACGGTATTGATGGTAACGGTACAGAAGTTTCTTTTGTTCCAGACTATTCATTGTTTGAAGTTGAAGATCTTGAGTCATTAGATACTATAGCACTTATCGAAGATCGTATGATCAGTCTTCAAATGGCGTTTCCTGAAATCGCATTCTCATTCAACAAACGTAGAATTAAGGTAAACAATCTTAAGAAATACGCTGAGTTGTTTATTGGCGATGACGGAGATGCTATCATTGAAAAATCAGACAACCTTGCGTTCTTCTATTCTCATTCAGAGGATGGTTTCCGTTCTAATTCATACGTGAACGGTGTTAATACTCGTCAAGGTGGTTCATATGTAGACTTCTTAACGAATGCCGTACTGGATGATCTAGGGGCAATGATCAAACGTAAACATAAGATTGAAGTTGCTAAGTCAACTATTAAGAATGGTCTTACGTTTGTAATGTTTGCTCGTAACTTTACTAATCCAAAGTTTGATTCACAAACAAAAGAACGTTTAACGAATCCAACAAGTAATGTTCGAGAGCATACAGTTGAAGCCGGTATTAAAGATTCTAGCGATATCGCAAAGAAAATTCTAAATACTCCTTCAATCATTGATCCGATTGTCGAAGCTCAGCTTGCAAAGAAAATTGCTGCTGATCGTAGAGCTGCTACTCTTGCTCAAAAGAAACTTCGTAAAGTAAAAGTAGCAAAACATATTTCAGCAAACCGTGATGATGCCACTCTTAAAATTGTAGAGGGTGACTCAGCTATGGGCTTCTTGCTGAAGGTTCGTGATCCTAACAAGGTTGGTGCTTATCCACTGCGTGGTGTAATCATGAATACTTGGGATATGAAACCAGCTGATGTTCTTAAGAATAAAGAACTATCAGAATTAATATCAGTTCTTGGGTTAGATATTACTAATCCAAACAGTGTTGATGATATGACTTATCGTCACATTGCAGTTCTAACTGACGCTGACCACGATGGTATTGGACATATTAGTCCATTGCTTATCGCTTTCTTCTACAAGTTCTGGCCTCGTCTATTACTTGAAAAGAAAGTCAAAATCACTCGTACTCCAATAATGATTTCTACTAAAGCTAAATCAGTCAAATGGTTCTATGCTTATGAGGAAGCGAGTAAATTCAAATCAGATCAAGCAGGGTGGAAGCATCGCTACATCAAAGGCTTGGGATCTCTTCAAGAAGAAGAATATAGCACTATCATTAACGATCCAGTTTACGATACTGTTACTGTCGATGACGCCAAAATATTCGAAATGATGTTTGGTCGTGACAGTCAGTTACGTAAAGATTATATGATGGCATAGATATAAGGAAAACAAAAATGGAAATAAGAGAACAAATTCTTGAATCACTGAAGTCACATGCTATTGGTCATATCAATAAGCATAAGATGAATGTTGAGGTATACCTTACTAACCCAGTTGGTATTGGCGAACATCCTGATGTAATGGCTGCTATCGAAGCAGAACTCAAAGTCATTGCAGAATATCAAGATCAACTGGATTTAATTGAAAAATATTTCTAATTTAATGAAATTAACAGTTGACATTTGCGTCAGACTAGTATAGAATGGTACTATAAAATAAAGGAACGAATATGAGTTTGGATCAATTTATGTCTGAAGAGAACAATAAGACCTCCCTAGGTGAATACCCTATAAGTCACGTAGCATCTAACGAGTGGAAATCCTTCGCAATGTATACAGTGGAATCAAGAGCGATTCCCAACATGATCGATGGATTAAAGCCGGTTCAAAGATTCTACCTGTACTCGTCACTTATCAACTCAAAGCGCGACTTCAAAAAAGTAAGCGCTGTAGCTGGTATCATTAGTGACTATGGGTATAACCACGGGGAGGCAAGCGCTGCGGGGGCAGGTCAACTTATGGCCGCGACGTGGAACAATAACATCTGTCTAGTCGAGGGCCGTGGTTCCTTTGGTACCCGACTAATTCAAGAAGCAGGTGCACCACGTTATGTGTATACTAGACTAAGTGAAAACTTTGAGAAGTATATCCGCGACATTGACCTAGCCCCCGCGCATGATGATCCTGAGCATGAACCACCATCATTTTATGTACCTGTAATTCCGTTAGTATTAGCTAATGGTACCAAGGGTATTGCTACTGGTTTTGCTACTAACATCCTTCCACGTAGTCAGAAATCGCTTTCAAAAGCTGTAACTGAATATATTACTACTGGCGATATTAAGAATCGTATTCCAATATCCTTTCCAGACTTCAAAGGTAAAGTCGTATGGGATGCTGGCAACGATCGTTACAGTATCCTAGGTGTCTATGAAAAGAAATCAAAGACAGTAATGGAGATCACTGAAGTACCGTATGGTTTTGATCGAGAGTCTTATGTAAAGATCCTTGATAAACTCGAAGATGATGGTGACATAGTATCATATGAAGATCTATGTGATAAGGCTGGTTTCTCCTTTGAGGTTAAACTTAAGCTTGCTACTTCAGCAAAATGGAATGATGAGAAAATCATTCGTAAATTTAAGCTAAGTAAACCTGCTTCAGAAAATATTACGGTAATCGATTACCAAGGTAAGCTTCGTGAATATGAAGATGAACGTGAGCTCGTTAAAGACTTTGTAGACTATCGTATTGGTATACTACAAAAGAGAATCGAACTTCGTCAATCAGAAGCAACAGAACTTGCTCGTTGGTTAAACATTAAAATGCAATTTATCCAAGCTGTACTTGATGATAAGATTGTATTTAAAAATCGTAAGAAAGCTGATGTTGGTACTCAGATCCTTGCAAACACTGAAGCTCTTGAGTCTGATGTTGATAAACTATTACGTATTAACATTATGTCACTTACAGATGAGATGGTGAAGGAACTACAAAGGGAAATCAAATCTGCTAAAGCAGAACGCACATTCTGGGCTAAAGAAACTCCCAAAAATCAATTTATGGTTGACTTAGAGGAAATCTAAAAATGAACTACAAGTTCTATAAGTTTTGTGGTGAGCAACACCAAAGGCGTAGAGACAAAAGACTCAATGTTGCTTGGTTTATTAATTTGTTCCATAAAGATAGTCCAGATTATTGTCTAGAAGTATGGGTTGAAAGAACCTTAAATGATAGACATAAGCGCGAAAGACCAAGGCGATGAATATTGAAGTATCTGATCTTGATGTAACACTCACAGAAAATTTTATTAAATACTGTTGTGATGAACTTAATGTATTTCCTAGTCTTATTACTGTCGAAGGATGGGATAACAAATTTAACGGCGGAGCAACTGGTCTCTGTTACGAAGTAAACTTTAAAGATGAATACCTTATTATGGTTTCAAAAGAAGGTCGTAACGTAACAGAAATCTATGATACCATAGCCCACGAAATGATCCACGTTAAACAATTTATGAAGAACAACCTTACCAAACGATTGGAAGAACATCGTCCCGTATACAAAGAACGGTGGTGGGAGATAGAAGCAAATGAAAATAGTTTCGATTTAGTTAAAAAATATGTTGACATTCTAATGAATGTAGAATAAGATACTAATATAGAGGGTAATCAATGCAGGATATCATAACAGCCAATATTTTATTTTGGATCTTTTGGTCCTTTATTTCTTATTTGCCTTATATGTGGTTTCAATCGCAAATTGACTCTATTGAAGATTAGCGCCCGTAGCTCAGCTGGATAGAGTGCCTGGCTTCGAACCAGGATGTCGGGAGTTCGAGTCTTCCCGGGCGCACCAATAATGAATAAAATAGGATTATGCATAAAATAGTAGCACTGTATAAATTCTGTAGAATTACAGAGCTAAAATATTTTCAAAATATTATTAAAGCTCAATTATCATCATTGAATATTCTTGGCACCATAATAATCGGAGAAGAAGGAATAAATGGAACAATTTCTGGCACTGAGAATTCCCTTCTAAAAGCCACATCATTTCTACAATCAATAGATCAGTTTCAAGGAATAGATCTTAAAGAATCCTCTTCAGCAAAAAAACCTTTTCTACGACTAAAAATTAAAATTAAAGATGAAATTGTTTCAATGGGTTTAAAAAATATAGACCCTACAACGCAAGCTGGCCAGTATGTTGACCCCAAAGACTGGAATTCCTTAATTGATAATAAAGATACAATATTAATTGATACAAGGAATGATTATGAATATTCAATTGGATCATTTGAGAATTCAATTAATCCTGAAACTAAGAATTTTAAGGAATTTCCAAATTGGGTAGATAAACAAGAATTTAGTAAATCTGATAAAAAATCAAAGAATGTTGCTATGTTTTGTACAGGTGGTATTAGATGTGAAAAAGCATCTTCATATATGAAAAAACAAGGGTTTAAAAATGTTTATCATCTAAAAGGAGGCATTCTTAAATACTTAGAAAATATTGATGCTAATGAATCTAAATGGGAAGGAGAATGCTTTGTCTTTGATGATAGAGTTTCAGTTAAACATGATCT